TTAGTAGTTGCATCCATCAAGTTTTCAATCCAACCAGCAGTTGTAATTCCTTCTACACCTTTGAAACTATTTGGAACCGGACTCTTAGCAGCTACAATGTCTTGTGGACTTGCTTTATGCTCTTCAATGTGTCCATCAAATGATGGTACATTAACTGGAGTTGATTCACCGTTTTCTCCGGCTCTTGATACTGTTCTAGCCATTATAGCTCCTATCTTCAAGGGGATTTCTCCCTAAATAGGTACGAGATATTCATACCTAAGTTTATTACTTTCAAGGGTATTCTTTAAAACTTAAAACAATTGTTACTGCAAGGTGAGGCCTGAGCCAATTACGACCCAAGCCCCACCCTTTGTAAAAGCTAAGACTAAGCCTTAACGATCTTACCAAGACCACGTGGGTTAAGAACAATCTCTGAAACGAGCTCGTCCATTACCCAACCCTTGTGGAACTTCTCTGGGGTGTGGTTCTCTTCAACATCGAGTGAGTACATAACTGGGAATACACCGAGGAATTCTGGTGATGGGGTCATGTAGACTGTGCCTTGAGGAACTTCAATTGAACGTTGTACTTGGAAACCACCGAATTGAACGATACGCTCACCGGCAACAACGCGGTCCTTGAATGCCCAACCTGTCTGGTTGATGTCCCACTTGTAGAGGTCTCTGTAGTCAATTGGGTTAAACAAAAGACGTGAGGCCTCCAACTGGTGAACTTCAATTAGAGCTACGAGGTCATAGAGTGAATCTGGTGTTACGTAACCAGACAACTCGTTAACTACGTGGTTAGGTGATACTGTGTGGTTAGGGTCGACGGCATAGTTGTTAATTGCAGCTTCAAGAACTGTAATTAGACGAGCGTCTTCCTGCATCATAATAGCCTGCTTGGACATGTCCTGAGCATATTCTACAATGTTAACACGCAAGTACCAGAGGTCTTCCTTCTTAATTTGAGGGAATGTAGCAATACGGAACAAACGGACTGGAACCTTCTTACCTTCGAATGGGGTGACACGAACTTCACCTTCATTACCGGAGAGAATGTAAGCCTGACCATATTCGTCAAGTACATCGTACATAACTGGAACACCAGGTGTTAGTGGATCTTCGAGAAGAACGTTACGGGTCATACCTTGGTAACGAAGCTTAAGCTGGATAGGACCAATCATACCCTGACCAAGACGAACCATGTAGTTGTCCTTGTCGGATAGAATTGTTGCCAAACGGCGTTGCTTCTCTTCACGAGTCGCTGTTACTCGGCCAGTTGCAGTCTTAAGACGCTCACGGGCCTCTACGATGTCAGAAACGTATGAATCTGACTTCTTAGCGGTACGTGGCTGAAGGTGATCAGCAACTGCACCTTGTGGGGTAATTGAACTCATTATAAGTTATTCCTTTCTTAACTACTACTAGTTCTGAGGGTTAACGTTGTCGATGAGTCGAATAACAATTTGAGTTGGACTCAAAACGTCAATCAATTCAGCTACAGCGTTTCCAGAGTAACCGGTGCCTGAAACAGAAGTAATCTGACCAGGTGATCCAGCTGAGCAGTACAAGTACTGACGGCTTCCATCGGTTGGGACGGCATATGATGCAGTAGTATCAAAAGCAGGTGCTGTGATTGCGAAGAAAGCATTGCTTCCACCCATCCATACAGCCCAAGCATTTACTCCTACTTGTGTAACATCATCGATGTTTGCATTACGGTCTAGAGCAGCAAGTCCGAAGAATTGAGCTGTTGAGCCATTTACGACAGGTCCACCCAAAAGGGCAACGGTGTCAGGACCACTTCTGGCCATGATCATACCCGAGTAAATGTTACTCGTCTCTGATGGGTCCAAAAATGTGTTGTACGGAGTAGCTTCGTACTTCTCGTACAGAGGGGAACACGTACGGTGAACCCCAACGTTAGCTACGCTATTTAGTTGCAGCATGTTTCTTTCTCCTTATATTGGGATTAAAGTGTCATCAGAAAGTCATCAATTTTTACATCTTGAGGACTTGCTGTTGAGGCCGTCGTCAGGCGACCCATCTCTGGCAGGCGATTTGCACCACTTGCCACTTTTTGGCTCCGAGGCTGACGGGCCCCAGACTCTTCGAGCATATCGATACTGGCCTTAAATCCTGCCAACTTCGCATCTGACATTTGCTCAAACTTTGCAATATGGTTAGCACGATCATCGTCCTGAACCATACCTAGTCTCTCTAGTCTATCAACAACTTCAATAGCTTCAAGAATTTTTTCCTTACCAGCTTGGACTGCAGCAGTCATCTGTTGGAAAGGCACCAATGCTGGGTTTGTACCATCATTTGGCCAAGGCTCACGGTGGTAATTATAAGCAAGACCATAACCGGTCTCTCCACCATCATTGTAATCATCTGGTGTATCTGCAAGAGCCAATTGGTTTGGCTGCTCATTAGGTACAGTAACGTTTGTTTGTTGGTCTGGTGCCATGGTCTTTTGACGGTCCCATACTGGGTTTGTACCATCTAGGTCTTGTACTTGATCCATTGTATCTGTCTCTTGGTTACCATTGGTACCAATCTTTGACAAGCTTGAAAGAGTTTTTTCAATTTCCTTAAGGGCCTTACGAGCTTCCTTGTTGGTCATTTCAGCTTCTTCATATTTGTCATCAATTTCTGAAGCAAACTTGGTGAGGAACTTTGCAGCACCAATCTTTTCACGACCTGCTGTTTTCTTATTGTCTTGAAGTTCTTTTACAACTGAAGCGAGACGATCATGAAGTTCTGAAAAATCAGCTTCTTCTTCTGCTTTAATAGCAGTACGTAGATCTCTAGAAGCTTCATATGCACGGTATAGAGTTTCTTCAATTCCATCATATTGTACAGAAGCATCTTTTTCCATCTTACCATCACAATCAGCTATTTTGCATCCAGGACCTGAACAATATTCCTTTTTAGCAGACATCTTACCTGAATTCAATGGGTGAAGACCAGGTTGTTCAAATTGGGCTGGAATGCCTTGAACCTGAGGAGAAACAATTTGCTCTTCATTATCTACTGCACGAACTGCATTTGAACCAGGTCCACCCATAACATCTGTTCCTGATGCATCAAGATCTTGAACGTCAAGAAAACGTTCTGGATAAATATCTTTCCAAGCATCTACCTCTGGGGCAGGAGATTGTGAGGAAAGGCCAAATGGACCATCAAGGTACATATTGGTAGTTTGGTCATACTGTACTCCAGGTACAGCAGCTTCCTTTGGGGTAAGCTCGTCGTCAAATCGACTCATTCTAGCTCCTTGTTTTGGTTCTTTCGAATTTTCTTCATCATTCATCTTCAGAACATCTTGTTCTGCTTCGTTGACTCTGGTCGGCAATGCTTGTTGTACTTCTGCAAGGTTATCCTTGGCTATAGCAGCTGCCTTTTTCTTTTTGTTCTTCTTTTTCTTTTCGCTAGGATTTTCCCACTTTACATACTTCAAGCTAGGGTCCCTACCAATAATTCGTTCTGCATCTTTTGGCCTTTGGTCCTTTGGATGCATTAATTCTTTTGGTGGTTGAATGTGTCCACAACCGGTACAGCTTAAACCATCAAAAGACTTACCACAACTTGGACAAGGAGCTTCTTCTGCTGAACCCTTTTTTTGAGCTTTTGCATCTTCTGCTTGTTCTTTGCGATATTCTTGAAATGCTTGTTGAGTTTTGGGAGCTACGAAACCGCAACTGTCACAAACCTCTCCATCAAACGGAACCCCACATTGTGGACAAGGTGCGTTATCCAAGGTAGTGTCTACATCTGCTGGGATTCTTATCTTCTCTATTGACAATTTTATTAATTGTTCTGAGATGTTAAGAATTGGCATACTACCTAGGTACTCTCATCTTGTCCAATAACCATGCGGATTCATCTGCTGGTTCAAAAACATAACTTAATTCAAAGAAATTAGGCTTCACACAATTTTCCCAAATTAGTGCTTCAATCCTTCTTCCTTCTTTATAAACTGCGACCTTCTGACCCTTTAGTCTAGGTATATGCTCACAAAACTCTGAAGGCTTTGAGGCATACTTACCGCATCCAGAACAAGTTGTCCCTTCAACATCAGCACCCATACTAACGGCGTTTAAACGACCTTCCATAATGGCATTTGCCAAACGGGGAAAGCTTTCTCCATCTACTTCCATAAGACAGTAGACAGAAGCGTCTGTAATTCCAGATCTTAGTTTTGACTCCTTATAAATGGCGTCAAGGATAACTCCTTTGGCTTTTGTATGATCACTATTATTGTGCTCTACAAAAATCGGTCTTCCAATAAATGTTCTGTAATTCTCTTTTAAGCCTTCTACTGGCCATCCATCATAGTTCGCATTTACTCTTGATGAAATAGCTCTTGATACCGTATATACCATACCAGGTTCAGGAGTAAAATTAAAATCTTTAAAACTAACCTTATGAAGCTCTACAGTATCAATGATATTAGCACTAGTACCATTTAACGTGAGTAGTGATATGGCACCGAATTTTTTAAACATTTTATCACTCACTTATAATGTTAATCAGTAGACGTTACATTGTCAAAGCGTTGGTGATCCTGCTGGCCTTTATGCCAACCTAAATGTTCTATCAACATTTCTTTGGTACGTTTTCCATCTCGCATAATTTCTTCAACTTTATGTTTCATATCGTTGATTGAATCTTCTGTTCTAGCAGCAATGTCACCAATATTTTGGGTATTTTTACCGTTAGGGGAGACTTTCTTATTGAGGTCTTTGAGGTCATTAGCAATAGTTTTAATAATTATTTTTTTAAGAAAGAAAAGTATTGAACCAACTGAAGTAACGATTACAAGAATGTTTGCCCAAAACCCTGAATCCCAGATGACCCCAAGCATATTTACTCTTTGTCGTAAATTGAGTCTGTAATATTCAACTTGTGAAGATTACGGGCCTGTCCCTGTTCTTCTAGGATAGCATACTTTTCAATATCAGCACCCAAACCTAAAAATGAACCATTAAGGAGAGCAGTTTTAGGAAGAAAGTGTGGATTAGTATTATCAAGAAGATTACTCATATACAACTCCAGTAGTTACGTCTACTGTTTACATTATTGAGGACTAGAAACATTATCAGGAGCAGTAAAACCATCACCTGAATTTCTGTCATCTCGATGGGTATCTAAGCCAGCACCCGTGGTATTGACTGGGTATTCTCCATCATCTTTTAATTCAGCAGGAGCATCTCTACGAGTATCTGTTCCATCTTCAAAGGTATCTTTATTACCAACTTCAGCAGCCAAACGGGAAGCTAGATGTTCTTTAAACTCATCTTCATTAAACTTCTCATAGCTATCATCAACAATAATATTCATACCTCTAGCTAATTTCATACGTCTACGCTTTTTAGCTTCAGCAGGTATGGCAAATTTCATTCTATCACCATAGGTTACTCTTTGTAATGGTTCATCAAACTCTTCGTCTTCATCCCAACCAATATTGGCTGTCTTCTTTTTAGGACCAGTCTTTCTCTTACTTCTCTCAGCCTTGGGTTGTTCCTTTTTATGATCATCAGACTCTTCAGGACGTTGTCGAGTTTGTTGAGGATTAGGTACTGGACCAGATGGATATACTTCAGAAATTTGAGAAACATCTCCACCCATTTGATTTGTCATATTTGGAGCAGCTGGTGGAGTAACTAAATCAGCCATAGCTCCTGGACTCATTTGAGCAACAACAGCTGGGTCATTGAGCATTGTAACATAGGCCATATATTCTTGTACATACTCTGGTGGAATTGGAAGCTGTAGAGTATAGAGTCTTTCAAACAATTCCTTTTTAAATTCTTGTTCTGCAACAACTGTAAGAATTTTTTCTTCCTTACGAGCTTCAACTTCTTTATTGAAGTCAATTGGAATATTAACTGCAAGAGTGGCCAATGAGATTGGGAATCCAGCACCTTGTAGTTGTTGTAGAAACCCTCTTTCAACTGACTCATCTCTGAGGTTCATTGAACGGAATCTTACTTCAGGAATAGCTAACTTTGGACGTTCTTCAACAAACTCTTCTCCAGTTTCATCATCAACCATAAGAACAGTTTCCATAATAGGAACTCTTTGCCCACCAACTGTACGATACTCATAATGACCCTGTCTTTCAGCAACAGTTTCCATACGAGAGCGGAAGAACTTTTCAATTTTATGTTGATATGTAGAAAGCATTTGAGTAATTAACTCACGGTTTAGAGCACCTGCTGCATAAGTAGAGCTATTAGCACCACCTTGAAGTAGTTCTGCCCCAATACCAAATACCTGCATAACATTAGTTTGAACTCTCAAAAAGTCTGAATCCAAACGAGGCATTGACTCTCTACCAAATGCATTTTTAATTTCCAAACCGTGGTGGTATGTCATCAAACGGAAGTCTGCATTAATAGTCATGGCCAAGTCATCTCTCAATGACTGAAGCTCAGTAGCATCTGGAATCCAAGGGCCGTCCTCATCGACGTTTGGAAGACCCAAGGTTGCCAGAATAAGTGGTGAATACAAGCGGTCAGCAATTGCATCTTGTGCTGCATTGAGTGATTCTTCTAGCATAAGCATTCGGAATGCTCTTAGTAGAATTGGAGTTCCATGCTCACTCCAAGGATTAGTCTTAAATTTGATCTGTTTCATAATAACATCTGAAACAGGAATTTCCTTATCTTGACGAGCCCATTGAACAACATCAGGGTAAAGTTGCATTAGCATTTGATATTCTTGAGCTGGTTCTCTGGTTTCAATTAATTTCTTAATTTCATCAGGTACCTTAATATTATATTGATAGGTTCTAAGTGCTCTATTTTTAGCAATTACAACATCATTAGGGTTAATGATTTCATCATCTTCCCAGGCACCAATACCATCATGCCAAGAACCCATAGCAAATACTTCACCAACAGTCCAATGCTCTCTACCAAGGTCATAGAGAAACTCGTTATAATCCAAACCATCAAAGAATAACTCATTATAAAAATTGGCAATTCTTTTATCTGGGTGAATTAACTCAATATCCAACAAAGGGTAACGAGTATAGATATCTATAAGAGAAGGAACCATATAGTGAGTTGTATAAAGAAGTCGAGCCCAGTCACGAATCTTCTTCATTTGCTCATCTGGATCCTCCATATTGAACCACCAGGTGCGTTCACGCCAGTATTCAAAAGGGTCATGGAGCTTTGGCCAAGCCCATTGTGCATCTGATCCCATAGGTGCACCAAGTCTTTTATTAGTCTTGGCCATATCACCCATATCAGGCATAGTGGTAAAAGTATCTAGTTTCTTTCTTCCACGAGTTTCTGGCATAGAAGCCATTGGTCCAACATCTCTGAGGATGGAACCATTTTTAACATTCTCAAGCATTTCTTTAGCAGCCATACGGCCACGAATGGGATTGCGAGGTAGAGTTATTCCTTCTTTACGCATCTTAGAAAATTGAGCAGATGCTTTGTCATCTCCGAAGGCCATTAATAATCTTTTCTATTAGGAAACTATTAACCTTGGCAACAAAACTCTTCATATGGTGCCATTTCTCTGCCACAACCGTGACAAAGAGTAGGTGATCCCATAATATTAAGTCCTGCTTCAATTCTACCACCACTCAAAGTATAGTTGTCAGCTAACTTCTGTCTAGTAGCATGTCTTAAGTTTTGTTCTCTTTCAACCATTATATAAACTTTCTCTAGTTAAAACAACTAGCCAATCCAAGTATGGTCGGCTTTGATATTTTCATATGGATCTGCACCCTGGTTGTTGGTAATACTACCACCACTAAGTGTAAGGTTTCTAACATTTTGAATTTGAATTTGACCAATTCCACCGTTAGTATCTGATGCATTAGCACCAACTTGCATTGCACTCATATCTGTAAACATACCGGCAATAGCCCAATCAATGATACCTGTACCACCTGATGCAATCAAACGATAAGCATTATAAAGAATTCCACTAGCTGAATTAATCTTAACTAGGACTGGGATATTAGCAGTGGTAACAGTTGCAGAAGAAATAGTTACCCAATTGGTTGAACTATAATTTGTTGTACCATTATAACGATTCTGTGTACCTTGGATTGAAACAACACAAGAACCACTCCATGTAGTTTCAGCAGTTAGGGTAGCAACAGTTGTTTCAAGGTCTTGAATACTCTCATTGGAACCAGGTGAACAAACAAATCCTACGTCTACATGTCCATTACCACTATTTACTACAAGACCAGGAACTAAGCTTCCTGGTTGTGTATATCTAACTGTACCACCAGTATTGAGATTGCCTACTGTGCCACTAATAAAAGCAGACGGGTAAGAAATAGGAGCTGGATTAACATTAGAGAGTTCACCGTTACCATAAAGGGTAACGAATTGGCCTAATGGCCATGATCTTTTTACTTGTTTTGGGCCTTTACCTTCAGCAAAATTCATTATAGCTCCATATACTCGAGATCTAAGTTATTGTCTCCACCGAGTTGTTGTAGTAATTGTTGAGCTCTCATTGCTAATTCATCATCTGAATTATCTGTATCTTCTTCCATTAATGGAATAGGTGCAGGTTTTTCTACAACGGGTGCTACAACTTTTTCTACAATTTTCTCTATTACTGGAATAGTAACTGGAGGTTCTTTTTTAACCGGTTTTGGTGCCGGTTTAGGAGTAAAGAATTTAGTGAGATAGTCTGAGGCTAATTGCCAGGTTATTGGAGAAACTTTCTCTCCAGATAATTTAGCAAGTCTAAAATTCTTTGAATCCCATTCAAAATCATATTCTACTTCATCATAGTCTATAACAACACCAAGGATAAATTCCTTGTATCTAGACTCCATTGCAGCAGAGTTAATACCTATAATCTCTTCATGAGATTCTTCAAGGGTAACGACCGGTTCGTTTACTACCACAATTTCTTTTTGTGGTTGAAAGACGACCTTGGTCTTTCTATTTTTAAACATTTATATTAGGCCTTAACAACCAATTCGTAATCATCTTTACGCTCTACAGATGCTGTCTTGTCATCCCAGATGACTGCAAACTCTGAATCACCAACAGCAACAACTGTTCCTGTAATATTCTTAGTAGCATTTTTGTAAATAACTCGTGAACCAGCAAGAGAATCTCTATCATCTAGTTCTGCAAGTACACCCATAGTAACATTTACACGAGCTTGCTTATTAAGGAAACCTTTGGCTTCTTTAGCAGCATTTACAAGCTGTCCATAAGGAGCAGTTTGTTGTGCTGGATTGGTTGGGTCTTGTCCATGGGCTTGTCCACTAGCATTGTCACGATCATATTGTGCAGCTTGATCAACTCTTTGCTGATCTTGGATGGCCTTAAACTTGTTTGTCTCAACACTATTAGCATCCATATAGTCACCAGGCATTTGCATACCAGGTTGTACAAAGTCTACATCTACATTAGCACCCATTGGGTAACCAGCATCCATAGAGTCAGCAGCAATACGAACAGTGAAGGCTTCAAACAAATCTGTAGGGTCAATTTTTAACGTCGGATTCATTTCTATCTCTTTTCTTTTAATAAAAGAACCTCATTAACTATGTTGGGTTCTTTAATAACTTACATTTTATATTTATTCTTTGTGTGAATCTATATGGAAACCCAATAATTGCTTGGGGTTATACCCCTGCAACCAATGTTCCTTATATCCATGTCCATGAATTAAATGCTTTCGCAAATCATCATAAGAAGCGGTACCTCTCTTACCAGGAAGTGCACCTGAACCTGGAGGTACTGGAGTAGGGTTTTGTGGCGGTGTTGCATCATTATTAGGGTCCATATTATCGCCATATTGTTGCATTGGAGAAGATGGCTCTGGGGCATCTGGTAATCTTTCAAGAGCACCTTGTCCTTGAGCAGGATTTGCATATGGATTTGTATAGTTATAAATAGACGTTGCAGCAGATCTATACTCTAACTGTCCTCTATTACAACTCCAACAAGCTTCTCCAACTGCTTGTCTACTATCAGTCTCATTATCATCACCCAAATCTATATCAGCATCACAGTGAGGATTATCACAAACTAATGTTGGGTAGACTGCTCGTTTAAGAGAAGCAGCAATATAATTTTCTACTGGATTAAACTCAGAATTTTTTTTAGCTTCTTCTTGACATTTTGGATGTCTATAAAGATAGACTCCATTAAGTTTAGTCAAATCATAAGGAAATGGTCTTACTCTATTATCGTGAGTAGATGGATTTTCACACCAATCACAAGCTTTATCCCCATCAATATGGAGGTTGGGATCTTCGTAAGCTTGCTTAATCGACATCAAAGTACTTCATTGTGGTAGCTAATAGTTTATTATAGTCACCGGAAGTTGCTTCAGTATGGTAATTATTCCAATGTTCATTATGTAAATTAGCTCTACGAAGAGCTTTTTGAGCACGCCCTAAAATACCAAATGCATTTCCATCTTCGCCACTCAATTGTAATGGAAGACCTGTAATACTATTTCCAGAGTAATGTTCGTTCTCATCATCAAAATCGTGGTGATGAGCTATTTTTGAACCATGCTTGTTAGCCATCATGGCTTTAAAAGAAGAAATTGCATCTTCTTTTGAATCATGATGTGAAAGAACTTTACCAGTTCCTTTTTGAGTAATTACCCAAGAGTCACCTTGTTTTTTAATATACTTATAATGATCTTCTTTGTCTTTTTTCTTTAACTTAGAAGATTTATGTTCCATTGCTTTGTGCTCTTCTGTTTTAGCAGCACAATCTTCTTCACTAGAACATGGCTCTTGTCCCATTGAACGGTGCCAATCATCATGTCCCTTATCATGTCTCATAATAGTTTCAAGTGACTCACCATTACTATTACCCATGAGCTCTTTGATTTCGTTTTTAAGCTTCATAATTGTCTTGAGCATTAATTCTTGCTCTGGATTACTTTGACAATTCCCACCTGGGCAAACATTAAATCCATGGAATGATTGACCACAACCCGGGCAATTACCTGATTGAGCACCTGTTTGACATCCCATACCGGGAAGGCAAGATGGCTTACCATTAAAATTACTAATTGAATCTTCACCACAATCACATGATGAACTGGAAGACTTAATACCAGCAGTCATATGCTTATGATCTTGTTCATGATAACCCTTGATAGTTTCAGGGTTTGTATGAGATTCGTAAGACTGTCCTTTTAGAGGTTCAATACCATGATCTTCTGTCATATGCTTTATCATAGAAGGAAAATCATCTGTATTTTGTCCTTCATGAGCAATTCGAGAAGCAGTCATTGAAGGGACTGTACGCATACCTGAACCAGCTTCTGCACTGGTATTGGTATTCATTGAGGTAGAAGTTCCAGATAGACAAGATTCACATCCAGCACCTTGACATGAAGGACAAGCAACATTAGCTTCAATTGCTCTGGTTTTTTCTTGCCAGGCTGGTTCAGAAACACTTTCTCCTTCTACAGCTGTTTGAGAAGTATTTTCTGGTGTTGTTGAACTAATTGCTTCTTTTAAATTATCGTATGTTTCCTTAAAGGAAGCTTCAATTTTGGTGGTGTCTTGACCATCTGCTTTTCCACCTTTTTCTTCTTGGATAGCATTGTGTACTACACCAGCATGCTCTTTGGCATCTGATTCTTGTTTTCCGTCACCATCATAATCTTTGGCAATCTTAGATTGTGATGATTTTTTGTTAAGGTCAAAAGGATTTTGTAGACCTTGATTAACATTAGTCCCTCCAGGACCATTAGTATTTTCACCAGCATTTTCCATACCTTTAGAAATACTATTGCTAATACCTGTAAGAGGTCCAGGCATCATTGATTTTACTGTAGGTGCAAGAGCATGTAAGGTATCATTACCTATTGTTCTAGCGTCTTGAGCAACATTATCGGCAATACCTTTTATAGAATTACCTACACCCTTAATGCTATTCCAAAGTCCACCTTGTCCTTTATCATACCCAGCATCACTATTTGCTCTTTCACCAGCAGTAGTATCTTGGTTAAATTTTTTAGTATAATCAGCAAGATTTGGTGTAGTTGACGTAGTTGGTGTACTAGTATTACTTCTTGCACCCATGTCATGCTTCGAAGTTAAATTAGGGGCAGGTGTTACCATTCCACCAGCACATTTACAACTAGCATGACGCATTGACCATTCAGCATGAAGTGCTCTTACAAGCTTGCCTTTTGAGTCACTAACTGTAGCTAGGCGACGATTGGCAATGGCTGTAAGATCGTTATCAAACATTTGGCAACGGAGAGCAAATTCTTGATCTGAATGTGCTAGAAAAATAAATGCACCAAGCTTGGTTAAAGCTTCATGCTTTGCTGAAATAATTTGTTTTCCTGCAGTTTTTGCTTGGAAGACAAGATCTTGTGAATTATCAAAATCAAATAATGAGGACATAGTCGCTCTCCGTATTCTGCCACTAGGGCGCTGGACAAAGGTACTTCTATTCCTTTAATGTCAGCAATATACTTTTACATGGTTCCGGGGCCAGGGCTCGAACCTGGACTCTGCAGATTCAAAGTCTGTTGTGTTGCCAATTACACCACCCCGGATTGCTTAAAACTTACTTTCTAATCACCATTAATAGGTCATCGACTCTACCAATATTTTTTCTTAAATCAAAGCATTCAATATTATTTTTATATTCTTCTGGAACAACAGCAGTTAATTCATCAAAGTAATCTGGAGTTGGAAAGTCTTCTAATACAAGAACCCCTCCTTCTCTTACTAGACGCAAGTAAAGTTCAATACAAATTTTTAAATCTGGTAAATCATGAGAACCATCATCAATAATAATATCAAAAGTACCCAATTGTTCTGCAACTTTAAAGTCATAAGCATTACAAATGCCTACTGTTACTCTATCAAGATTTAAATATTTTTCCTGTACAAGATTATCATGTCTCTCAAGACCAACAATTTCACCTTTAAGAAAATACTTTTGCCAAAGTGCAAGAGAAGCACCTGTATAGGCACCAATTTCTAAAAGTCTAATTTCTTTATCAACATATCTTTTAAATTCTTCGTTATAAAAACCACGAACATAATCATGGCCTAATTCAGCAGTTAAAGAATGCTTGTCAGTACCATCATGGCCTGACTCAGTAAAAAGTAAATAGCTATTTTCTTCAACTACAGTTAATAAGTCTTTCATATCTCTCCTTTGCTCCCCAGATAGGACTCGAACCTATAACCCGCTGATTAAATAATTTACCATATAAAGAAATTGCTCCGCCCCCGGGATTCGAACCCAGATTTGACAAGTTAACAGCTTGTTGCATTGCCATTATGCTAGAGCGGAAGGGAATGGCGACCTTGATGGGACTTGAACCCACGACAACTGCCGTGACAGGGCAGTGCTCTAACCAACTGAGCTACAAGGCCATTGGGGTGATCGACGGGGATCGAACCCGCGACAACCAGGACCACAACCTGGCGTTCTACCGCTGAACTACGACCACCATGGGTTATTCAACGTCTTCAAATTTAATTGAACCTTGAACATTATTCAACTGATTACGAAGACTAGTCATCAAGCCAGTAAAGTTTTCCTTTACTTCTGCTTCAGCTAATTCCAAATTTTGTTGAGTTGGGTTATTAAAGGTAATTTCTATACTTATTTTTCTCATATTATGATTATATATAGCTTTATTAAACTAAATCAAATGAGATGACTAATTATTTTCTCTTACTACATTAAAAGCAGATGCTAGATCAGCAGGCATCATTTGGAATGGATTATCATTGAATATAATTCCACCAGCCCAAAGGCTTTGTGCTACTAATCCAGAACATACTACACTATTACCAAATGATAACTGTACCTTAATACCTGTGAGCAATTGTAGAACAATAGAGATTATAGTGAACCATCCATACTTATCATTGAGGAAACTTTTGGCAGAAGCTTCTACTTGTTGAGCACTTTGATTATTGAGATTAGTAGAGACTATATAAAATGGACAATCTACATAGTCCTTAATATTACCTTGACTAACATTTGTAGGTTTTGCCTCAATTGTATCACCATTTGAGTTAATAATAATACCAGTATGATTCCAATGACTAAATGGTTTCATTTTATTATGATATCTCAACCATTGACCAAAACGTATTATTTTAGCAGCAGCACCTTTTGTTTCAACTAAAAAGAAATCTCCTGGTTTAAAATTGGTTGCAGTTTCGCCTACTGGGTAATATTTATATGTCATCATTCTCTATTTCATCATAAAATTCATCATTTAAACCAAAATGAACACTACTTGTATACCAACTATTTAATGCTGGTAGAATTGCTTGACCTTGGTTACTTACTGGGATACTTTGAGTAGTAACTTTTCCATGACCTTCAGCAGTATTAGGATTAATTTGGGTATTATTCTCTACTGTATTCATTTGAGGACCACCTTGACCTCTATCGCCTCTAGGGGCAACAGGATTAGGAACAATACTTGGTCCACCGGGACTTTTAGTAACATCTGTAATATTACTTGTACCTTCATCAGGGGTGGCTGGAGTTCCAGGTCCACCCATAAATCCAATACCAACTCCCATCTCTCCATTATTCTCAATTTCAGAAAATCTTAGTGGTAATGTCATGATGCTCTCTTTTCAGCGCCTCTAGCTTTTTCAGCTTCAAAGAGGTCATTTTTACGAATATATTGATGAAGTCCTGTATTGTCATTTATTACAGGATTTTCTGCTTTAAGCTTTTCTTCACCTTCAGAACCTTCTTTTACAATTTTATGAGATTTAATTTGACTAGAGGGTCTCAATACAAAAATTGTAGGGTTTTTAGAGGTATAATGGAATACAAACCCATCATATCCATCTTTCATTGCGCCTACTCTCAATACGTGAAGTCTTTGACTTGGTGAAAAATTATCCAAATAGTTTTTAGAATATTTTTCTGTTTCAAGTTGAGGTTTGGGTGGAAGGTAATTACAAGACTTACATTTTTCATCATGACACTCTACATGCCATGGGTCAGTTTTTCTCTCTGCAGTAATCTTATCACAATGGTCTTTCCAAGCTAAAATTTTAGAATTATTTCTTTCGTTTTGACTTTTATAAAATTTTTCTTCTGCACCAGGAACATTTGGATCTTCAATATGTGGAAGTACTTCTTTTCCATATTTAAAAGCATAATGCCTTACAAGAGAACCAATACTATGGAACTGCCCTCTATCTAAATTATGATCATCGAGCCCACCACGACTACCCCCATAAGCACTAGAACTATCATGATGATCAACTACAACTAATGGGTTACTCATTTTAATTTTATTCTCATGAAGATAACCATTATTAAGAGTTTCATTAGGATCAGCTGTATGGTAAGTGCCAACATGTCCAGATTTTTTATCTAGGTATTCATCACTAAAAATTGTATCGTGGCCACTAGAGCTATGAAACCAGGTATTTCCACCAGTAACTGGATTCTTTAAATAACCTTCATCATCGGTAAGTTTAATATCATCGGAATGTTCTGGTTTAGAATTAAAAAAATCTGTCACTATGAATTACCAGACTTATCGTTTGATGTACCCAAACCACCAATTCCACCCCAAAGGTCAGCTAGAGTTCTACCCTGTGGGAGTCCACTTGGTTCTTCAATAGGTAGTCCATCTTTATCTACTTCTTTTACTTTTTTCTCTTCTTTTTCATCTTTTGCAATCACCCAACTACTAGCATATCTATCTGCAGCTGGGTCACCATATCTTCCACCACCAGGGTTTCTAATATCATCTTGACCAATAAGGTATTGAACATTTTCAGTATCTGGAATATCTAGTCCAGCATCTACTCCACTTTTACCTTGTTCAGTTGTAAATGGATTATTGCTTGCTGTATCTGTTAAAGGACTTCCATTAATACCTTTACCATGAGCAAAATCAGGATAAGTACTTTCACTAAGACTAGCTTCTTTAATCTTATCAGGAAATTCTTTTAGAGCATCAATTAATAGACTTGCATGATGTTTTCCATATACAGGACGATTTTCTTGTATATTTTTTTCATGAAAAGCAAAAGTACCAGCATATGGATGTGCTGAATAATCTTTTTTA